TGCGGACGTGCAAAAACGGAAAACGCTGGATTTGGCGGGGAAGATTGATATTAATGTGGGAGGTAAGCCGTGAGTATTAAAGATGATTACTATATAAAACAAATAGATTATCAGGCAGCAATGAAATTAATTATCAAAAACCACTATCTCCATAGAACATGTCCTTGCAGTTATGCGTTTAGTTTATTTAATTTAAAAGATGAAATTGTCGGAGTTGTTATATATGGCGTTTCTTGCTCATCAACTTTATTAAAGGGTATTTGCGGAGAAGTAGAAAAACACAACGTATATGAATTAACGAGATTGTGGTTATCTGACGATTTGCCTAAAAATTGTGAAAGCTATTTAATATCCAATACTATTAAACTTCTTGATAAAGAAATAATCGTATCGTTTGCAGATAGTTCACAAAATCATATTGGGTATGTATACCAAGCAACCAATTTTATTTATACAGGATTAAGCGCGAAGTTTAGGGATCCTAAAGTTAAAGGGCTGGAACATCAACATCATGCTACCTATGCACATGGAATGAGCATGGCGCAAGTCAGAGAAAAATATGGCGAAGAAAATGTGTATTATGTTGATAGACCAAGAAAGTATAGATATATATTTTTCAATGCTAATAAAAAAAGAAAAAAAGAGTTAATGAAAGAATTGAAATACCCTATATTACCATACCCTAAATTAGAATTAATACCCTAGAGGAGGTACGCCATGATTAACCCATGTATTGATTGCAGAGAACGGTTTTCTGGTTGCTTAACTCGTTGCGAATTGCCTGAGCATATCAGTTATGAAGCCAGGCAAGTTATAAAACGCGATATGATTCGAGCGGCTAAATACGAACAAAGTGAAGCGAAGGAATATAGAACGGACACGATTACAAGATTACTGCACAAACGAATATAATAAATAATATTGACAAGCCTTATTTTAATAATATAATATAAGCATAAAAGAGCTTAACGGCAGGGATGGTGCAGGTGTAAACGAATACGGCCATCCCACTTTTAAAGTAAGGAGTGATATAAGTGTCAGATACATTAACTGCAAAACAAGAACAATTTGTTCAGAATATATTGTCAGGTATGACACAGAGAGATGCATATCGAGGCGCTTTTAATTCGTCTAAAATGAAAGATAAGTCGGTAGATGAGGTTGCTTGCAGATTATTAAAAGAAATCAAGATAACGTCAAGATTGAAAGAATTGCAAGACGAAATCAAAGAACGCAACATAGTGACGGTTGAGTACGTGTTGCAATCGCTTATTAACGTTGCTGAACGATGCCAACAAGCCGAACCTGTGATGATAAGGGTTGACGGTGAGATGGTTCCATCTGGCGAGTATAGATTTGATAGTTCAGGTGCAAATAAATCACTTGAATTATTGGGTAAGACTTTGAAAATGTTCACTGATAAAACGGAGTTAACTGGCAAGGATGGCACCGAGTTGGTTATTAAAGTTACATATGTCTGATATAAATACAGGGGTAAGCATAAATAAGGTGTATAGACCATACACTAATTGTGAAGCACCACGCCAGATATTCTTTGGCGGTTCCAGTTCGGGTAAATCTGTATTTGCAGCGCAACGCTGCATCTTGGATGTGCTAACAAAGAAACGGAATTATCTTATTGTAAGAAACGTGGCCAAGACGATACGGCTATCGTTTTTTAATGAATTGTGCAAGACTATAAACGATATGAACATTAACCAGTATTTTAGTATAAACCGAACCGATATGGTTATAACAGCTAAGTCTGGATATCAAATACTATCTGCAGGTCTGGACGATCCGCAGAAGGTCAAGAGTATTACTCCTATTAAAGGCGTTATAACTGACATATTAATTGAGGAAGCGACAGAGATTGATTATAACTCATATAAGGAACTAACGAAGCGATTACGTGGTATCTCTGCATTCAAAGGCAACAAACGTATTACATTATTATTTAACCCTATATTAAAAACGTCCTGGATATATACCGAGTTCTTTAGTGATTGGGAAGATGACAAGACAGAGTATAAAACTAAAGATTTAACAATCCTGAAAACTACATACAAGGATAATTCATTCCTAACAGATGAAGATATCGAACTACTTGAAAACGAAACCGATTCGTATTATTATAACGTATACACTCTAGGCAATTGGGGCGTGCTAGGTGCGGTTATATTCAAGAACTGGCGCGTTGAGGATTGCAGCGAAATTAGAAAGATTGCAGATAATTATAAGAATGGAAACGATTTCGGTTTCGCTACCGATCCGGCAACTGTAATTAGAACGCATTATGACAAGACACGCAAGACTATATATATATTAGACGAACTGTATCAGACCGGGCTTACTAATGATTTACTTGCTAAAGAAATCAAAGCCATGATAGGATATGAATATATAACATGCGACAGTGCAGAGCCTAAGTCAATACAGGAATTAAAGAATCACGGCGTTGCAGCACTAGGGGCTAAAAAAGGTAAAGATTCAGTTACGTATGGCATACAGTGGTTACAGCAACAGACTATAATAATTGACACACGCTGCCAGAACGCAAAGAATGAATTCAGTCAGTACAAATGGAAAGAGGATGCACGTGGCAATGTTATGCCGATTCCAGTTGATAAGAATAATCATTTAATAGACGCCTTACGTTATGCCTACGAGGATGAATTCAAGCAACGAACCGGGCCAATCACAGTGAACATATAGGAGGTATAAAATTTGCTAACATCATTGGACTTTTTAAAAATAGGCGAGGCTTGGCCTCCAAAATCCGAAACAAACAGATTGGAAATGTATCACAAGAATCATGAAATATTCGAAGGGGAGCACGCTGAGGTCTATGCCGAATCATTTAAGCGGATCGAAAGAATTGTGGGTAACTTCCAAGACATTATCAGTTATCCTGTAATATTAAACTTTCAAAAACTTATGAGTTTGAAGATGGCCGACCTGTTAATGGGCGAGCCACCTCAATACAAATCAGGCGATGCAGGCAGCGCAGAACAGAAATCACTGGACACAATCAAAGAAAATTCAGACCTAAACAATACAATATATCAAGACATAATAGACGTCAGCAGATTTGGTGACGGCCTTTTGCATATTCGGAAAGGAACGGATGGCGGCATAATCGACTTGACTCAGCCGCCAATTTGGTTCCCGGTAGTAGACAGAGACAACGTCAAGGAGATAGTCAATCACGTTCTGGCATGGCAATATACCGAAATGGATAGAGACGTGGAGCGTAAATATCTTAAAGCAAGAATACACTATAAAGGGTATTACCTGGAAACTGTATATGAGTTAGTAGGCGGTGCAATAGCAAGACTAATCGAATCGGAAACAAGGGTTAATACCGGTTTGTCTGATTTTGCCATAGTGCAGGTCAGCAATGTAACAACATCTGACAGAATAACTGGGCTAGATGATTATACCGATGTGGATTCAATCATATCTGAATTAATGGTACGTGTTGGGCAGGTATCGAGAATACTAGACAAGCACGCGAACCCTAGCATGTCAGGGCCAGCATCATCACTTGAACGTGATCCGATATCGGGCGAGTACAAACTTAAAACAGGCAACTACTTCCCACGCGACAGCAAAGAAGATCCAGACGTTGCGTATATAACCTGGGATGGGCAACTCGCAGCAAACTTTACGCAGATAGAGAAATTGATTAATCTGCTTTACACCATATCCGAAATGGGCAGCGCATTGTTCGGAGATATGTCAGGCACGACCGGGCAAGTTGCATCTGGAACCGCACTGAAACGATTAATGATATCGCCTTTATCTAAAGTGAACAGAATACGCATGAGGCTTGACCCAGCACTGAAAAAAGCATTATCATTATGTAGCGAATTAGGTGGTAAAAATATAGTTAAATTAGAGCGATCAGAAATAAGTATTACATGGCAGGACGGGGTTCCGAACGATGAAACAGAACAGGCATTAATCATTGAAAAACGTACAGCAGGAAAAGCAACAATGAGCCAGAAGAGCGCAATGATGAAGTATGATGGTTTAAGCGAAGAAGATGCCGATGAAGAACTGGCAGTGATTCAAGATGAAGAAGCCGGAGCAAATCCAATGACACCTGCACCGTTTAGCGGCGGTACAGAATCGACGCCACCTGTAATACCGGAAGAAACAAATACAGAAGCAACATAAATAATAATATAATGTGGTGGTGGAATAGACATATCTAAAATATAAGTACTTATATGCGGATATGGTAAAGTGGCGAGGTTCCAAGAACTGAACTCAATAGTAGACACACAAAGTCGGTTGGACAAATATACGCAGTTTGGAAAGATTGTCCATATAAGGTGCAAATCCTTATCCACATTATACAATTTATAAAGGAGCATCATTTATGAAGTATAAAGGACAGCCATGCAAAGTGCTTAAGGAAAATAACGCACAGGCATATATTGAAGTTGACAAGGGCAATGAGTATATAGGTATTTGGGTAGATAAAACTGATATAGAAAACTACAGGCACACCGACGCATTGATAAACAGAGCAGACCAGAAAATAATATGTGACAACTGTATTCATAAAGAAATATGCGAACATAAAGACGATTGTTTTACGTTGGAGCGGTCAATACAAAAACCCTACAGAACAGACCATCCGTTCACAGTACAGATACAATGCAAACACTTTAAGGGGAGCAGACATGGCAAGAGCAATACCTGAGAATGTACAAAGGCTAATAACGGAATATCAGCAGTCGCAAATCAGGCTCATAGATAAAATCGCAACGCTTGAAGCGCGTGGCAACTCAACTTTGTACAGTAAGCAACTACTCGCATCGGTCAATCAGGAACTAACCACGTTGAATCAGTTCGCGTCGAAGTGGGCGGCAGAGGAAATACCTGGAG